GGCATCAAGGGCGCGGAGGCATCACGTCTGACAGACGCACCAGATATCAAGCCACGCTCTTACTTTTATGTAGATAAACCTGGCGTTAAACCAGAGCAAGGACTGGGCCCACACAAGTACCAAGGCACTGCACAAGACATTTACCCACTGCAAGAAGACCCACTGGGGCTGTCTGCAATCGCCAAACAAAAAAGCCTTGACCCATATCTGATGAGCCAAGGCATTTCTCAAGTCGATGAGAAGCAACACCTCAACGAGCTAGAGCGTTTAATTAAGCAGGCAGGCTATAAGGGCTACGCTAACGACGACGTTGGTTTACTGTTCTACCCAACACCAGTTAAAAAAGCAGAGTAGTTACTTACGGTAGCGCTTGCCGTGCCAGCCCTCCGCTGCGAGAGGAAAATCGGGAGCCCACGACGGTGGTGTAGTCATAATACGGATTACGTCGGCCATTGCGGACTCCCCGTTTTGTTCTTCAACGAGGAGTAAGACTTCATCATGCACGCTGTTAATCACTTCGTAACCGGCTTTATCAAGGTTAAGCATAGCCACGGCAAGAAAATCACGGGCGGTACCCTGTACCGCGGACTGGAAGATACTACTGCCGATGATGGCGTTCCTGGTCCACTGCCGGGTAAAAGTATTCTGGCTATGAACCGTAACGCCGAGCTTTTCACTCCCCCAGGGTGTGGTAAGCAACTCGAGCTCTGGCCTCTGCCAACAGATTAGCCTGCCACTTGGCAGGCGCATCCACAGCGCACCCTTCGCGCACTTCAATATAATCTTTCCACCCGCTGCGAACGGTGAACCTGGGTTCTCTACGGCCTGGATCGCCGCGCTCTCACACATCCCCCACAACTCCTTGACCTTGGCATACGACGTACGGTAGTTATCTACGGCGCTTTTTGCTTGTGGCTCGTCGAGCTTGACTCCCATTCCTTCCGCATAGCGGACAAGACCCTTTGCACCCTGCCCAAACATTGCCCCAAGTACAGCGGACTTAGCAACTTGTCGTTGATCTTTTGTAACCTCTTCGTAAGGCACTCGGTAGAGCGACTGCGAGGCGAACATTTTGTATTCATCTAATCCCTTCCTAAACATTTCTACTTTATCATTTTGGTTTGCAAGCCAGACACCTACTCGGTTTTCAATAGACGAGAAATCAACGTCCACAAAGGTTTTTCCATCTGGCGCCTTGATCCCACTCCGAACCAGAGAGGATAGCTCTCCCATGCTACCAGTCGCCTGATCAAAAACCCTAGGTATACATCTCTCAATTTCTTTATCTGATAGAGTAGGCCGGGCGATGTTCTGTAGATTAAGTCCACCACGAGAAGCCCAACGCCCAGTGCTAGCCCCATGATAGACAAGCGTATTTCTGATTCTTCCTTCACGTTGTACCTCCAACATTTTAGCGTACTTAGCCACGCTAGTTTGGCTACCATTTTGTCTTAGCTCCAGCGCTTTTTTTACGCGCGTATGAATGCTGCACTGCAGCATTTTTGAGACGGTCTCGGCGGTCAGGTCGTCTAGTCCGGCGCCCTGCTCATTAAGCCAGGCCAGTAGTTTGGCCCGCTCACTTGGCTTACAGCCGGTTAGCTCAAGACATTCCCGGTCTATGGTGTCCTGGGCCCTATTAACGGCCATGACGGCATTCTGTAGCTCTCTAGGGTCCACAGGAACGCCTCGTGTATTGATCCGTTGGGTGAGGGTCCAGACTGCCTGTTCGACGTCTTCTAGGGGCCTTAAAACGGCTCCTAGGGCCATCTCCGTGCGTACGTCTTGGGCACAGTAATCAAACAGTTGGTCCATCAGCTCTGGGTCATCATTAAAGCCACCCTTGCTGTTTGGTTTACAGAGCTTCTGAATAAGCCTTTTGCCAATAGGGTCTTTCTGGTACTTGGCGTCCATAAAGGCGCCGGCGTCGTCCAAGCTCTGTGGTATGTTGTTAGCCGCCGCTACGGCCATGGTGTCGATGCACTGCTCTAGCTTGAGCGCAGGCCACCCGTACTTAGGGACGCAGACACAGTTCCATATGGCGTATTCAAACATGGCGTTCCACGCTTGGATCTTGCCGCCGTTGCGGACGTGGTTTAGTATCCTCAGTAAACCAAACCCTCTATCTGGTTTAAAAACTTGTACGTTCTCTGGTGCGGTGCCAAACGCAATACACAACACTTCTGTTGTGGGGTCGTTGGCGTAGATGTCAAGGCCTACGTCTGGTAGGTTGGCTTTACTGCGTGTCTCAAAGTCAATCGAAAAAATCATAGCGCTCCTTAGGCTGTCCGACGTATCGGCAATTATACTAATGCAAAAAAAAGGGAGCCGAAGCTCCCCAAATCACCACCATGCGAAATAGTTAGATCTCACAAGACCCCGCCGAGCAGGCAAGTTGTTGCGCGCCCTCGACGTTATCTGTTATTTCTTTGAACTCGTTCCAGTTGATCGTTGGGACTTTGGCTTTGAGCTGGTTGTACTCTTCTTCGGTGCACTCTTCGTACGGGGCTTGGCGGTAGGTGCCGCCGTCGTACGGGAGATACGAGACCCCTGAGATTTCGCTGAAGTTTTCCCAGGTCCACGCGCCGACTGTTGGCCAGTCTTTTTCTTCGACGGAGATCGTGACGCTAGGTTTATGCTCACACCAGTGTCGTTGATATGTGAGCCAGAGGGAGAGATGATCCATTGGGGTAACGTCGGATCTTGTGATTCCTGCTGGGGCTTTAATCGGAAAACTGAACACAGTTGTCTGAGTAGGTTTGTAAACATCGTCTTCACTTGGCACTCCTTGGTTAATTAAGAATTGTGTAAGAGGGTCTTTTTTATCTCCTCTAACTCGGCGGATATAGAACGCACTATGTCTTGGGTGTATTCCAGATGCGCTATCAACAAGCTGGCTGACGGTTCCGGATGGTTTAACGCAAGTGATCGCAGCACTCTTAGGTATTCCGAGCAGAGTTGCGTATTCCTCATTGGCTCTTCGAGCTTCCTCTCGAAGTCGTGATAGTAACTCATTTAGTTTGTCTCCCTGTGTTGTTAGTAGAGGGTTGTCGTAAATGCCTGTAAGCGACACTCCCAACAATCTCTCTTCCTCGGTGTTACGTTGCCACACTTTGCGCAGATACGGAAACTTTGTAAAAGTGGCCTGGATTGTGCCAAGAATCGAAGCGATTCGTACTTTTCTAAGAAGCGTCTCTTCAGTGTCGTCATATCTTACCACTGCCTCCGTAAGGTTACAAAATTGGTAGGGCCGAAGAATAATTTCTGAGCATGGGTTAGTTCCGAACTCAAAGTTAGGGTCACGGTGTCCGTATTTAGCAACGGTATTCTGGGCAGCTTCACGGTTAAATATACCACGCTCTCCGCTGTGTGAATTGTATAGAGATAGCCACTCTTCCATAAACTTTCCAACGGTAGGAGTCTCACAATACACCGCGCTATTATTGGCGAGCGCACGGTGAGGTGCAGTCTCCCACCAGGGTCCAGCTTTAGCATGACGGATCCTTTCATCGTCAAGGTCAGACAACGAGATCATTGCCGAGCGACGTACACCACCCACGACAACTACCTCACCAATTTTACACATCAGGTCGTGGCACTCTAACGAGTTTAGACGACGTCCGGCTGCGTGTTTAAATGTAGCTACAGTAAACTTAAACAGGTCGACTAATGGTTCCGGCCCTGAAGCTCTTCCGCCAAATGTTTTGAGTCTTGCTCCGGCAGGTCGGATGGAAGAGACGTCCCACTTAGGGATCTCGCCTGCGTAGAGATTTGCAATAAGCAGGCGGAGTGATTTTGCCCATCCTTCTTTGGAGTCGTGGACGACGATGGTGTGCTCGGAGTCAAATAGTTTTTCAGGCACTTCTGGCAGATTGGATATGTACTTAGCCTCCACCGAAAATCCGACTCCTGTACCGCAGAGCAATATGAACATTGCCTCATCGAACGACTTGGGGTCATCCACCGGGAGATACGAGCAATTATAGACACAGGTGTTATCACGATCGGCACTCTTTCCTGCCGTCATCATGGCGCGCATGGACGGCATCAAATCTAGGTTATGGATAGCATCAAAAATTTCATTTCGTAATTCTGTTTTATTTTGTATTGCTGGTGTTCTAGTAAAAATATAGTCTACGTAACGATCTACTGTTTCGGCCCAAGTTTCTCGGCGTTGTTTATCATCTTTAAAGCGGGCGTATCTACTGGCGGCAATGTATTCTTGGTACTGATCCATTTATTGTTCTCTATGTTATATGGGTTGATGAAAAAGGGAGGCCGCAGTTTCTACGGACCCTCCCTTGCACTACTATACTACTTAAGCGTTTTCTAAGTATGCGTTAAGCGTCTTAGTAAACTTATTGGCGTGGCTGCGTTCAGCCTTTGCCAACGTCTCAAACCAGTCGGCGATCTCTTCAAAGCCTTCGTCGCGTGCGACCTTGGCCATGCCGGGATACATATCGCTGTACTCGTGTGTCTCGCCAGCGATAGCCGACTTCAATGCCTCTTCAACGGTCTTGGCGGGTAAGCCAGTCTCAGGATCACCACTACCGCCGGCAATTAAATACTCCATATGACCGTGGGCGTGGCCCGTCTCACCTTCCGCCGTTGAGCGAAATACCGAGGCTACATCGTTGGCGCCTGCTACGTCTGCAAGGTTTGCAAAGTAGAGGTAACGACGATTAGCTTTGGATTCGCCGGCGAATGCTTCTTTTAAGGACTGTTCAGTCCTTGTTCCTTTTACTTGTTGTGGCATATTTTCCTTATACGGCAAAGTCTGCTGCTGCGGTAGTACTACCACCTAACTTCTCGCCGTCTTCTAGTTTTTGAACATTGTTCAAACCACATGCGATGCCCTTAGAACCCTGAGCATTGTATGGGTAGAACGTGATTGATGCGCGACCATAGCACCCGCTATAGAACTCACTTGTGTCAATGATCGGGTTCAAGTCGGCGTCAACAACGCCAGGCTTTTGTGCCGAGTTTGCATTGATAAAGTAGCTGTTAGCGTACGCTGGGTCGTCCTTCTCCGCGTCGCCGTCACGCAGGCCACCCTTTAAGTTCTTGGGTACGGCGCCACCAAAGTACGCAGACGCCGCGGCCTTGGTGTCTTCAAATGCTTTCTGGAGACGTGCAATGGTGTCCTTGTCAGACTTGGGGATAATGATTGATACAGAGTACTTTGGTGTACCACCCTCGATTGAGGAGGCTGGTTGGAATACGTGCGCGTACGAGAAACGCACTTTACCGGTTACAACTTTTACTTTAGTAGTGGCTTGAGCCATTTTGATTCCTTTATAACTGTAGAACTGGACTTCAATAGGGGCCAGTTCGTCTACCCTTTACTACATATACTAATGCAAAATTATTGGCTTAAATTTTTCACAATACGATAATCCCAATATTCTAGGCGTCTTTTATAATAATCTGCAAGTGTCTGCTCTTGGGTATGCTGTATTTTTGACAGTTCTTCTTGTGATAGCTTTTCTTCATGCGTCGTAGAATATTCCATGTTTCTCCATTGCTTTCTTCATTGCCATTGCCTGAATAAAATCAACTAAGTACTCTGGCTCGTGTAGCATCTCAGGATCTTCCGCCACCACGTCAAGTATACTGCCAATTGAGTTGCGAAGTATATTAACTTCGTGCCGAAGACCGCGCCCAGATAATCCATCAAAGTCTTTAATGTACTTGTCAATCATTAATTCCGGTATATCAAACTCTGCGCTATAAAATTTAACCTTCATGCTATTTTGCAACAAGTACAAGCCCCACGTTGCCAACCGCGTAACCTATAAACATGATGCCAGTACCTACGCCGCCCTTCATAAATTGATCAATCGCCACGATAAAATACACGCAGCCCATCGCCGCTATTAGCCAGGTACTCATTTAAAGTCCTCCGTCGCAGTCTCCTGGACGCGGACCAGTTTGGGTGAGCCCTCTGGTCGCTGGACTAACTCACCTAGCCACGCCACAACCTGGCCCTTTGGTCTTAGCTTTTCTAGTGTCGCTATTGACTTTAGCTTTGGTGACTCCCAGAGCTGTTCCTCAGGCACACCCTTATCTTTTAGTACCTCAACAGCTAGTAGCTGGTCCGTGATTTTACGGTGAGTTACCGTGGTCGATAATTTAAAGCCAGTCGGTAGCTTGTTCTCACTAACTGCCTTCTCGAGCGCGTACTCTTCAACGTCCGCTACCCATGTCCGCAGATCCTGCGCTTTGGCTAGCACGTTGGCTAGTTCTTCTTCGTCTAAAAGGGGCGGCGCCCTAAACTCCTGCTTAGCGAGCTCTGTATTAAAGTCAGAACGCGCTCTGCATTGCGCTTTTGCGCGACAGAACTGACAATGGTCGCCGGGAATAAATTCGCCGGATCCGCTCCATGCTTTTTTTGCTTTAGGTTTAACAAAGTAGCTGGCCCAGTCTATTAGTTTATTAACGGTGGTGCCGTCAGTACTGATACTGTCCAGGCGAGGCTGGTGGATTGTGTAGGATACTTCTTTGATGTCCGGATACTCTTCTTTAAACTTGGAATAAGCACCCAGCGCATATAGTCGTAGCTGAGTGTTGTCGATCGCGGAAACAGACACACCCTTTCCAAACTTGAGGTCGATGACACGAATGGAGTGCTTAGAAAGTATAACCACATCGGCTGTACCAAAACCATCAGGCACCCAGTCAGAAAAGTCCACGCGCTGTTCAAACAGTGGGGTATCACCCTCACCGATCTGAGAGCGTACATATAGAACATAATTATCGACGTTAGCCTCGAAATCGTCGTTGTAGTAGGGTGTGTTTTTAATTGTGTCATATTCTGTCTCGTATTCCTCGGTTCCAATTTGTCCAAAATGCTGGCGAAGTTTTATCTCAGCCAGTGAGTGGGCAATAGTGCCCTCTTGGCTAAAATCAAATGCGTCTGAATTTTTCTTTGGTTCGGGGAGTGTTGCCTCTAGTCTAGCGCTTGGCGTACATGTTAGCCATCGCTTAGATCCGGAGGCGCTTAATAGCGCGTGTGCGGTCATATTATTCTTTCAATTCTGTTTAGGTATATATACTAATGCAAAAATAAAGGCCCCGTAGGGCCTTTTTTGGTCAAAACTACAACTTTATTTTTCTTAGGACTTTAGGGCGGAAATCAAATCAGCTATCTCTTTTTGGAAGTCCACTTTAACCTCTGCCTTGAGGTCAATCTTAGTGTCCCGTGTCTCTCGGTAGTCTTGCTGGAACTGGCCACGTAGCGCAATCTCGGCCAGTCGGCTGTTGTATCCCTTGTTGTCGACGTTTGCCAGTAGCTCACGCTCCCAGTACGCCTGTGCGTGGACCAGGGAAAGGTCCAGGGCCTCGGCAAAATCCGGGTGCTTCTTTTTCCAGGTCTCCGCGGTGCCCTTTGAAATGCTCAGGTCAGACCAGATCATTTTTTGGGACGCGCCCAGCTTACCCAGCTCGATCATGCGATCACACATGGCCGGGTCGTACTTAGACGGGTTTGCTTTCTTTACTGTCATTATTTTGGTTTTTTAGCGGTCTTTGCAGACTGAATAAATGCGTCCTTGGTTGGGGCGCCGGCGGCGCCGGGTTTACGCATCTTCTCGCCGGATCCTTG